AGCCAGGAGCGACCATCCGGAGGATGTTGACTTGAACATCTGGCCGGCAGTGCCGCCGGCGTTGTCTCGGAAGCAGTAGACATCGGCGCCAAAAAGGCACACGCCACGAATGGGGCCTGAGCCAGTTGGCGCGCTGATGAGCGCCCTGAATATGGCTGCGGCATCTACCAGGCTTTGCGCCTCTTGCTCCGGAGTCACGCCAACAAACAACGCAATGGATGCGCTCGTGGTTCCGACTGGCAGACTCGCCACCGTCATTGCGGTACTGGGCGGAACGACGCCAGACACCCCGGTCAGCAGGCATCCACCAACCTGGGTCTTCACGAAAAATCCGGTGGCAGCGCCAATGGTCACGACTGCGCCGGGCGCAATGGGGGCCGTCAGCGTGCACCCCACGTCGGTCAGGGTTGCATCGCTTGGCCTGGCCTTTCCGCTAAATCTCTCGTAGCCCCTGCGCCGGCTGTAGCCACCCATGGCGTCGGGCTCATAGTTCAAGGATGACTGCGCCATGCCGGGCTGCACGCGCAGCGAAGGCGTGGCCAGGTCAAGCCCGCCGGCAAAGGCGAAATAGTCCGTCTCGGTGCGAACCGATGGGAATGCCAGGTTCATGCGAGAGGGCACCCGAGGTCAAAACTATCAAGCTGCGTCTCGGTGAGCGCGCCCATCAGGCGATTGTGCTCTCGCTGGGCGTCCGCCATCACCTCTGGTGCGTTCTCGTCGAAGGCGTACTTTAGCCTTGCGCGGTGAACAATGATCATGTGGTACTCCTCTGGAATGCCGGGCGACTGATCGTCCGCCGTGAGGAGTGTTGCGCGACGCTGGTACTCGCCGTACACCGTGTAGATGCCATCTGGCGCCGGGCCCAGCACCAAGGCGTTGTCGCGCGGTCGCGTAGCAAACTCGGTCGGCTTGTAGGAGCTCTGCGCGCCGAACATGAACCGATTGCGAAAGTCCTGCCACTCCCACCAGCGCATGAAGGCGTCATCGGAGGTGCCCGTTGCCGTCCTGAAAGCCCGCAGCGTGTCCAGATGCCACTTGCTGAAGTCAGCAGCATTGGCGCTGGTGGGGGTGTAGTCGGGCGTTCCGGGGACAGTCTGGAAGGTGAACTCATCACGCATCCAGCGCCAGTTGGTGTTCTCCAACTGGATGTCGCGCCAAGCGCTGTTCACCCACGAAGCCACCTGAGCAAACTCTCCAGCCTGATTCAGCGCAGACGACATCTCGCCAGAGATGCCGCACTCCCGAGTGAGGCTCCGGCAAAGGGCGAGATAGTCCATATCAGCGTGCGTTTTTCAGTTCTGCGCGCAGCCAGTCGATGCCGCGCCGGCCCGCTGGGTCGTGGATCACGCTGAATGGGTAGGTCTGCCGGGCCACCATCTTGTCCTCGTAGCCCATGGAGCCATCGACGTTGACGACCTTCTTTTGCTGCAGTCGGAGTTCCTTGGCATTGGCCAGCACGGCGACGTGGTAGCGCTTGCACAGGAGCGTCTCGCCGCGCCGGCAGATGCGATAGTCGCCATTGACCGTGACCTCGACGAACTGGTTGTCCTCCTCGGAGCCGGCGTCCATGGTCTGGAGCTCCATGTCCTGGGCCATGAACTGCTCATACGAGAGCTCGGTGGGCGTGGGCAGGCGGTCGGTATTGATCTCCATGCCAGACAGTGGATCGTGGCCAGCCAGTGCCGCCTTGATGTCCAGCTTGGCCTCTTTGTTCACGATCTCCACATCGGCGGCATCGAAGCCTTGGCGCTCTGAGCGCGGCACTGGCTGAGACTGGGGGGATTTGATACGCTGATTCATTTGACACTCCAAAGAAAAAGCCCCGCTTGAGTGAACAAGCGGGGCCTGGGTTCGGCCGGAGCCGCGTGACTTAGATGCCGGCGCCGGGATGCTGGGACAGGTTGACGTACGTTGCCGTCACGCCAGTTGCGTCATGCAGCGTGGTTCCAGGGATGAACACGCCGGCAGCAGCGGCGGTATTGCGCACCTTGCTTGCACCGAAAACGGCACGGCCAACAGGGATGACTGGCATCGGGCAGATGACGGCAGAGCCGGTATCCTCCACCAAAGCGCCCTGAGCGCAAGTCACGGCGCCAGCGCTATCGAGCAGCCATGCGAACGCGCAAGCCTGGCCCACGGGGATGTTGACAAAAGCGTTGGGAGCGGTTGCCAGGATGCCGGTGCCGGGCTCGCACGCATAGGCCGCTGAAGTGATCGCGGTCTTGGCGACCGCAAAACGCCCGTTGATGGCGAACTGAATAGCCACCGACGTGTTGATGCCCGATTTCGTGGTGCCAATCACCATCAAGCCAGAGGTGAAGCACGCGGTCAGCGCATTTGCGCCTTGGAGTTGAAGAGACATGATTTTCCTTTCGAGAAAAGTTGGTTCAAGTTGCCGTAAAGCGCCGGGGCGCGGAGGTCAGAGCTGCCACCGAGGAGCCGGCAACGGTGAGAGTTGATGCGAAGTCGGTGTCGGTGACACCCGCATCTGAATCGAGCTTGACAAGGACGGCGCGGAAGTTCGCGCGAATCTCGTCGAGCTCTCGCCGAAGCAGGTCGAACTCGATGACGAGTGCCTTTGCGTCCTGCTTGCTGATCGATTGCGCCTGGTTTAGGCGTGACGTGTATGCCATGTGATTCTTTCAGTGAGGCAGGGCCGAAGCCCCGCCATTCATCACAGACCGGAGGCGGCGACTTCCAGGCGCACCAGCCAGTTTTCGTTCAAGCGCACAGCGTTCTTCCAGAACGTGCCGCCCACGTAGCCGAACATGCCCAGCGGGTTGGCGTGGCTCTTCTGCTTTGCGGGCAGGTAGGTCACATCAATGGAGCCCATGCCCTTCAGTGCAACCTGGCCCCATGCGTTCTTGGACACCACCATCGCGGGGTACACGTCAGCAGTAGTGCCAGTAATGCCACCGTTGGACAGGAAGGCTCCAGCAGTCACCGAGCCACCAGAAACCAGCCATGGGCGGAAGTACGGGCTGGTGATGAACCGGAACTCTTCCACAGCGCCGATTTCGCGCTCGTGAATGGTCTTCATCTGACCGTACTCGACCACCGGGGTGAAGCCCGGGATGTTGCGCACATCGGCCGACAGGTCGGTGTGGATGAACACCAGATAGGCGGCAGAGATACCGCTGGTGCCGTAGTTCACGCCGGGGGCGAGCTTCTCGGTCACGCGCTGGCCGTGGGCCGCTTCGATGATTCGGGTCACTTGACGCAGGCGGTTCAGGCCAATGGCGGTGTTCACGGCCGCGCGGCTGGTGCCGTTTGCGTAGACCACGTTGGTGCCACCACGAACCACGCCGTAGGAGATCATCTCCTCGATGGTGCCCATGTGCTCACCAGCCAGGCCGGTCATGTCAGCGGGGATGTCATCCTCGTACATGAGCTCGGCTTTGCTGGAGAGCTTCATCAGCACGCCGTAGTTCTGCAGCGTCACGGTCACGTCTTGGTACGTGATGGTGCGTGCATTGGGCGTGGTGCCTTCCTGCAGCAGGTAGTCGGAGGCGTTCACGACAGGGGCGCCGTTGGCGGCAGCGTCGATTGGCACTGGACGGCGATACACGACGGTGTCGCTCTTGCGCTGGGGCACTTCCTTGTTTTCACCGAAGGTGGACATCACCTTGATGGGCTCGGCCTTCTTGAGCATGATTCGCTCTGCCATGATTAGGTTGCGCGAGGCAACCGTTCCGTAATTTTGCATGACTAACCTTTCTGTTTGTCCAATTGATCGAGGTAGCGCCAATACTCCGAGCCGCTCATTTCGTCCACGCTTTTGGTCTTGGCAGTGCTGCGTTGACCGGTGGGTAGAGCCGCCGCGGATGCAAGGCGCTGGTTTCTTTGAGTCGTCGATGGCCTCTCGGCCGTCGATTCCGCGTACAGGTCCATCAGACGGATTGCGTCTTGCGGATCGTCGCTACTGGCCAGGAGCCTCACTTCGCGCGGCGCGGTGGCCACGAATCCATGAAACTCCGCCTGCTTGACCACGTTCTTCCAACCCGGGTGCTTGATCTCCACGGCCATCGCCGCGTCTCGCGCATCCAAGTCCTGTGCCGTAATGGAGGCCACCGCAGGTTGCGCTGCGGTTGCGTCTCGCGCATCCTTGAGTTGCTTCTCAAGGTTGGCGATGCGACTGTTCGTCGCCTCCAGTGCCGGCGTCAGGTGCTTGGCAAATTCCGGGTACTCCTCGGACAGCTTTGCAAGCGCTCCCGGGTCACCTTGCGCATCGCGAATTTCCTTCGCGCTGGGGGCGTCGTCGCCCGCGGAAACGGCCTTGGCTTTGGCAGCGTCGAGCGCCGTCTTCACCTGGCTGTTAAGTCCGCCAATGTGCCCTTCTGCGTTGCGCAGTCGGCCAGTGAGTTGGCCTACCATCGACTCCAGGCCGGCGATCTTGTTTATCAGCGCCTTGGCGTCGTTGGCGTCAGCCTCATCCGGGTTATCCGCCTTGTCGGTCTGGGGTGCGGCCGTAGCGGCAACCTGTCCCGAGTCGGCTTGGATGTCCTCGATGTCGGCTGGCTCAACGGCAACAGATGCGTTGGAGTCTTCAGCGTCCATCAAGGCCCAAATCTTCTTGGCCTCATCCGTCTGAGTGGCTTCAGTGGTCATACTTCTCGGTCAGTTTTTGTCACGGGTGTGACGAATCGACGGCGCCAGTAAAGGGGCTGTCAGCTTCTACCGCGCTCTCTTGCGAGAGGGCGATGAGTCTTTTGACCTCACTGATCTGACCTCGTGTCAGTGCGGTTTTTTCTATCGAGTTGCCGAATGCATCGTTCAACTCACGCAGGAACTGGAGTCGCTCTTGCAATTCCTGCGTCAGTCGTCTCCACACGGGAGATCGCAAGTCCTCGGGTGTCATCGGGCCTTCGGAAATGAAAAAAGCCGCTGACATTGCTGCAGCGGCTCCTCGGTTGATGTGGCGCTATTTGCGGGCGCACCTACCCCAGACGTGATTTAAGCGTATGTCGAACTTATTGTCAAGCGTTTGCGTGCGAAAGTTAGCGCATACCCATGAATGAGCCCATGTTCACCATGAAG